ATCGCCGCGAATTTTGCCTCTGCCATCGCATCATTGAGCTTTTCAATCGTCCGTGCATAATCTTCCGTGTACCCGCTGGCTTTGCCGTACATAGAAACTTGCTCTTCTATCGCCTGCCGCCCCTGGTTCAGGAACACAGTCATTTCACCAGCCGACCTGCCAAAAGCCTCCATCCCTATACGTGCTTTTTTGGTAGCATCCGTTTCAGCGTGGTAGGCATCTGCCACCCTTAGCAGCAATTCTTTTTGGGAAACGAAACCGCCGTTGGAATTTTTAACAGATATGCCCAACTGTTCCAATGCCTTGCGATTTTCTGTTACTTCGGCAGGATCCAAGGCTTTTGCAAGTCCGCGCATGGCTGTACCGAAACCTTCCGCGCTGCCGCCGGCTATCTGTACCGCCCTTTCAAAGCCCGCCACGTCCTGCGCGCTCATTCCGAGTGCTTCGGATAGTTTGCGGCAGTGGTCGGCATCACGCAACATTTCCGCACCGAAATTCTTCAGTGCACTTAACGCATTACCAACCAAATTAGCTGCCATGTTGCCAATGGCACTTGAAAAACTATTCGCCCAAACGCTACCATTGGCAAAGAAACTCTTGGCAGATTTTTCAGCATCGTCCAAGCTTTTCCCCACCTCGCCAAGCCCTTTAACAGCGTTGTTGTTGTCCACGCTTACAGATATTTTAACATTATTTCCTGCCATTATAAGCCCCCATTCCTTTCAGCATTTTTCGCATTTTTTCGCTCTGGTGCGCAAAAATGCCAGGGGCGGCATCCCACGCTTCCACTGCCTGCATGAACACGCTCGGCTGCTCGGATAGGGAACCGGGGAAAGGCAGGGTGCCGTGCTTTTCCCATGCGTATAGAAAATTCAGAAGGAGCCGGAAATCTTCCCCCGCGCCGGAGAAGATATAAGCATTCGCTGTTTCCTGAACTTTCTCGCCGCATATTTCGAAGCCCTTCCCATCGCCTTTGATTATTCCGTGCCAGACCGCGCTTGCTGCGATAATTTTTTTTTATCCGATTCCGTAAGCGTGCTTATCTCAAGCAAGGCATTTATTATGGCTGTAGCATTGCTTATTTCCAAACCCTCGGCAAGTTCCTTTTTGTTTGCATTCTCAAAATCCACCTCACAGCCTTCATAATCTTTCAGTCCGGTTATGTTTTCTATGGAGTTGTTGAATAAGTATTCAACGCCTCTATAAACTGCTTGCAAACGGTCTTTATCGCCATGCTCTGACGCTTCCATAAGCTCTGCTTTTTGCAATGTGGTGAGCGGGCGGCAAAAGAATTTCGCTCCGTCAATTTCTATCTCTTTTAGTTTTCTAGTATTGCAAATCATTTTCCCCCCCTACCTGAACCACAGCATTATTTCATCGTCCTCGCCAGTCAGCTTCAAATTCAGTTCCTGCCCCAGCAAAGAATTTTGGTCGCTTTCCGTTATTCCAGTATATTGGACGGCTGGCAGGAGCACGTCTATCTGGTTCCCTGCGCCGCTGCCAATCCTGAAGCTCATGAAAGCCACTTCGCCAGCGAACAATTTTCTGTAAAGCGCCGCGCTTTGCTCTATGTCTGCCGTGACTGCCATCGTTGCCGTTCCGTTCCTTGAAGTAACCGCCGCGAATTTAAGCCACGTTTCACTATTCAGGTCAGGCATCAAGTAAGTTTCATTACCAGCATCCACGCTTATTGATGATGTAATCGGAGCGTAGTCCGCTCCAATGCGCACGCGAGCATCCTTTACAATCGCAGGCTGATGGCTTTCCCACGCAATTCCGCTTGGAAGCGGAGGCGATGGCGTTCCCCAGTCGTCTTTACTCGCTATGCCAGTGAACTCAGCAGTGAATGAGGGGTAGTTGTCGGTCGATAATTCAAGGGCGAATGTGCAAACCGTGCCATAAACCCATTTCTTCAAGCCACCATCATTCACGGCAAGGGTGTAAGTTTTCTGTGAATCCTGATCGGATTTAGGTCTATACAGGAATCCCGCGGGACCGTCAAGGCTTGCCACTTGCAAAGAAACATCATACAAGTTATGCCCAACTTCAAAAGGCGTTCCGCTCCGCGCAACGTAGTATATGGCATTATCGTCCTCATCGAATCCTACGACAAGTCCTTTGGCACCGTACGCTGAAATTAAAGTTTTCCCTGGCTCAATGGTCCCAGCGGTTCCAGTCACGGTCATTTTAAGCACAGGCTCGCTCTGGAACCTTGCGGCTTGCAGAACCGCATCTATCTTTGGCTTTTGGTTGGAAACACCGCTATTCTTCAGCTCGCCAGCGACCGAGACGGTCGCAGAAACTTTCCCAACCCTGCTTGGACCGGCACTTATGCTCGCCTTGAACACGGTTTTTTCTATCTGCTCTGCTTCGGTGGCGGCAGATACTTCCGTAACCTCAAGCCCGTAGCCCTCTGCGCCAACGGCAGCAATCGGAACGCCGTTCTCCGCTTCGCGAGCAAAGCCAATGCTTCTATTTTTGTACAACGCTATATCCATCTTTCTAGCTCCTTTGAATTGAATAATCTATTGGAATTGATATTTTAGCCAGCGCATACGCGCCCGGTAGCCCAGATTCAATGACATTTATCTCCGCGACTTCCACGTTGCCAATACTTTTAGAATATTTTTCCGGTAATTTTTCTTTAATCGCTTCTTGGCTTATTTCGGAGAAATTGAATTTTTGCTCGAGCAATGATGTTTTGTCCTGCCAGTCCTCAATCGTGTTGGGAGTGGCTATAGTTATGAGCAATGTGTCGCGCCTGCGCATAAAGCTTTGCGCATAAACACCAGTTGCTTCGCTCTGCCCGCTCCATGCAACTTTTGCGAGAGTTTTTTCTTTCACAGGATTAAAGCTGGCAGCGGTTGGCATAATCTCAAAATTAAACGGCGGTTGCTCCAAGATTGCTTTTGCAGCAAGCCTTATACATTCCTTCAGCGATTCGTTCCCTAATTCTGTATATGCTCCCGCCAATGAACGCGGGGGCATAGGCATAGAGAACTCAAGCTGCACAACCATTAACTTTTTCTCAAATGCCGCTTCATCAGTTGCATCCTGCCATGAATCAATTTGGAAAATTCCTGTACGCTCCCCATTCCCTAATATTAACGAAACGCCGTTTATTTTCGCAATTACCTTATCCGCCAGCTCGTGCGCCGCTTGCCTGCGGTTAGCTTCGTTGGCAACGTTCTTATCAACCGCCAAGCACACTATGTGCAAGCGTTCAATGCGCTCGCCGCTCTCACTGGTTTCAAAACTTGCGCCGGATGCCTGCCACGACAAGGCAGGGCGTGTTATCTCTGAAATATGAGAAGATTCTTTTACTATCTGGAAATTTTCTTTATCTGATTTGAAAAAATCGCAGAGTGCTTTTTCAACCATACCGGCATCCATATCACAAACTCCTCATTGAATTCATCGTGAACTGCGCGGGTCCTCCTTCAACATAAGACTTAGCGAAAAATCCGGGCTTACCTTCTGCCTCGGCAATGCCGAGCGTCACTGTGCCGTCCGCTATCATCTGTAATAATTTCATTGCGTTGTCGTGCCTTTTGCACGCTCCTTTGAATTCCTCTGAATCAGCGTGCCTTGCAAAAAGATTGTATATGCTCAGGTCAATGGATATTTTTTTCAATATAGGTGGAATGCTCGCAAGCGGCAATGAGTATCTGCCGGCTATGAGCGCGTCTATGGTTGCGGCGGCATCGTCAATCGCTTTGCCGATTATCTCGGCATTGATTTCGCCGGTTGATGGCTCCGCATCATCAGTAAGCTCAATGAGCCTAGCTTTTGGTATGCAGCCATCTATGTCCTCCGCCGTGCAGTACATTTAGGAAAGAACTCCGGTTAGAAGCATTCCTGCACCTTTCGCCATCACCGTCTCAGCCCAGTATGCGCCAGCTTTGACGTCATAGCCACCTTTGAGACCGTAATCGTTGCTCCATTCGGTAGTTGCGTATCTATCCCCGCTTTGGAACGTCAAGCCCCACGCAAGCCCTCTCTTACCATCGGCAGTAGGCTCGCAGTAGTGCAGAGCCACGCTATCGCCCCAGCAAGGAACAAGGGCAGCTTCTTTGCCTTTCTTGACGGTATTCATAAAGCTTTGACCAACGATAATTTCCTGAAGCTCAAGCAGCTCGGCTACAGCCTGCCTAGAGGCAACGCCCGAATCGCCAGCGTTCCCATGCACTGCTTTTACTACCATTGGATTGGTGCGCAGCGCAGTCCATGCCTTTTGACCTATAATCATTCGGTTTGGACGCACAATGCCTTCTTCAAGGATTTCAAGGATGTATCTAAGAGGGTTGGAATTTTCTGCATTAAATTTATCAGCGGTAGCGACAGGGAAAACTTTGCCACTTAGATAGTTGCTTGCGTTCTGCACAATATTCGCTACTCTTTTCTCCCTGTCCTGAAGCACAAGGTTCATAGTGTCTTGCAAACTATCGCTCACTAGATCGCTGATTTGACCATCTGCCTCATCTATATCTTCTTGAGTTATTATATCACCCAATCCATACGCATTGCATTTGCCTGAGCGTTCCTCAACCTTGAAATCCACTTTATTGACCTTGCTCATTCTGCCTACAAGTGTGCTAGGCACCGTGAAGCCGTCCGCGAGGTTGCGTTCCAAGAATGTGAATGTTGTTTTGCTGCCGAGCAGCTTTTTTATAGGCATCGCTAAATCCGCGATAAACTCCTTGTTCTTGTAAGCCATCACCATGCCTGTTTGCTCAGGCGTGACCGCGTAACGTGCGGCAAGGACTGGCATCGCCAGCATTATTTCGCTGTCAAATGAAAAAATTGACGGCAGGAAATCCATTGCGCCGCACACGGTGCAAAGCGCAAGAATTACGAAAAGTATTGTTTTTGCTCTCATTGTTCCTCCTATGGTTTCAAAAACCTTGTTATGTTCACTCTGATAATTTCATTTTCCGTGCCGCCCTCTTTCGCCCTGGCAATGACCTCGCCGCTTGCGGCGACAATGCCCCTGCCTTGCGCGTCTGCGGTTAGCCAGTCGCCTGCCGCGACCGTCTGCCCGAGCTGGAGCTGGCATTCGCCATCCTCCTGCACGTCTATGCGCTGCCCCGCTTCGGACTCGCCGACATCGGTTGTTATTCCTGCGAGCCTAGTTGCACCGTTCGCTAAAGCGCGGCTGTCATCATTGGCTCCATATTTAACGATGCGCCTTGCGGGTATCGCTCCTTCAGTCGTGTAATTAAACACACTCCCATTTGTATTGCTCATATTACTGTCTCCCTTTGGTGAGTTCTTTTGCTGCCTGCGCGTACGTGCAGTCCGTGCTATTCACTAGCTCTTGTATCTTTGCTGCGATGTCTGCGTTTGTGTTTCCGCCGCCATTTTCTGCAAACCGGAATTCACCCGGCTTAACCAAGCCAGGCAGCGAATCCACAAAATCAAGCAACGTTTTTTCAGTGTCTTCATGTTCCCCCTCGGCGAATGACAGGGAGCCGCAGCCGACAAGCTCATATATTTTTTCCAACTGCTCTCTCTGACCCGCTCCCAATCTTCCTGCCTTTTGCAAATTCTCCAGCTTCTCGGCAAATGCGTTTTTCTTCGCTTCCACCTCTGCCTCGGCTTTCTCAGCCTTCAATGTTTCAACTTCAGCCTTGAGAGCTTCATTCTCCTTTTTCAATTCCTCGCTATCAGCCTCGGCGAACTCTTGCGAGTCGCCGAGGCTCTCCTTTGGCGGGTTGAAATCTTCAAATAACCTAATATCCCATTCGGGATAAATATCATCCGCAGCCTCAATGCCGCTATCCTCAATCAGTTTCTCCCTGAGCCGGCGTAAAATCTTGCCCATTCTATTTATAGCGTACTGAAGGTCATAACCGAAACCAGATGCAAAGCAAATCACCTCTTCACCTTCCGCGAGCTGCACAGGTTCGAGTCCTTTTATTGCGGGAGCGGCCGCGCCAAGCGCTCCGAGGTGCTTGATGCCTTTTGAATAATCTTTGTATAGAGCCACGGACACGTAAGGATATTCCCCATTCTTCACTTCCTCGGCGAACTTAGGCTCCGCTTTATCCACCCTCAGCATCAAAATGTTTTTGTCGCCAACTTTCGCATCCACTATAGAAGCAACGCGCGGGCTATCGGTTGCCGGATGCCCCTTGACCATAGGCGGCATATAACCGTTGCTCACCTGTGCCTGTACCCCTTTTGCTATGCTCGCAATATCTTCCAGTGTGAAAGTTCTTTCAACGCCGGAGAGATCTTTGAATGTCCCAGGCTTCATAGCCTGAACCCATTTGCTGCTTTCAGAAACTTGTGTATTCATACATTGAAAAATAAACAAAGGGATATGCCAAATATAAGGACAATGTCACGTCTTTTGTCCACTCCGAGTGGTTATTTTCTTTTGCAGGAGCAAAAGGGAGAAAAAAATGGAAAAGGAATTCTTGGAAAAAATATTCCATGCGGTGTTTGGGAGAATGGGATTGGGCACGATATTCCTCGTCACCACCATATTCATCTGGATGCAGATGAAGGAAACGCAGGAGAAAATGTACGACCTATTCGTGGAGCAGATCAAAAAGAGCGATGCCAGGATTGAGGCACTTATAAGGCAGACAGAGCAATGCTGCATAAGCTCAGGACGGAGAAACCACGCGGGAGGAGCGGAGTGACCAAAAAGAACGAAAATGGCGACTACGCCAGAATGCTGTACGTGATGCATGGAATGACCTTGACGGAAATAGCCGCCGAGCTTGGCATCGCATACAGAACATTGCAAAACTGGAAGACGACAGGCGAATGGGGAAAAGAACGTGCATCTTTCGTGCGAGCGAAAGAAAACATGAGCCGCTCGCTCAGCGTGGAACTCACAAATATAATACGCTCCATAGAACGCAAGCGTGCCGCCGGCGAAGAGGTGGACATGGAACTTTACGAGCGCATAAGCATACTTGTCAAAAGCATAGGGCTATCGCGTAAAAACGAAATGAACTCACCCAAGCCAAAGCAAGGCAAGCTGAACGCGAGCGAGGCATTGGAAAAAATAAACAAGATTCTGAAGGGCGATGAATTTTGAAATCCTTTTTCCTGCCATATCAAATAAGGTGGCTTAACGACAAGAGCCGCATAAAGATATTTGAGAAGAGCCGCAGGATTGGCGGAACTTTTGCACAGGCTTATGAAGATGTGTACGATTGCATCGCAACAAAAAACCTCAAAGTTTATTTCTCCTCAACCGACCTGACGGCGGCGAGCGAGTACATCGGCTACTGCTCCGACTGGGCTATCAAGCTGAACGCGATAGCGAAAGTGATTGAGCAAACACAGGGCGATGAACCAAGCATTGAATTTCTTGACGAAAGCAAAGGGATTAAAAGCCTTGCCATTGAATTTGGAAATGGCAGCAAGATAACAACGCTTTCAAGCAACCCGAAGGCATTCCGCTCCAAAGGCGGCAAGATAGTCTGGGACGAAGCAGCCTGGCACGATAACGCGGAAAAGATGTGGGCAGCAGCGAAGCCAGCCGTGATGTGGGGACACGCAATGAGAATACTCTCCACCCACAACGGCAAAAACAGCGTGTTCAATAGATTGGTGGAAAAAGCGGATGAAACCGGATATTCAGTGCATAGGGTTCCAATAACATTAGCTGTGGAAGAAGGGCTTGCCGACAAGATACTAGGCAGGCAGCTAACGAAAACGGAAAGAGAGGAATGGCTAGCAACCGAACATCAAGGCTGCCTAACAGAAAGCGCGTGGAGGCAGGAATACCTGTGCGAGCCGCAAGATGAATCTTGCGTGATGCTGCCATATACATTGATACAGGCTTNCGAAA